CCCTGCGCCGCCGCGCGGCATGGTGGCGGTCTGCGCTGCAGGTCGTTGCGGAGCGACGTGCACCGACGGCTTCGTGCCGTGCGACGGGATCTGCGTCGACCCGCACCGCGAGGGCTTCGACTGCCGCCGCTGCGGGTATCAGTGCCCCGTCGGTGAGGTGTGCCGCGGGGTCAACGCCGACCGCGCGGAGTGCGTCGCGCGCTAGTTCGTGTCCTCCGTCGAGGTCCAGCCCCACGCGCCGAGGGTGGCCGCGAGCGCGCCGAGCAGGCCCGCGTAGGCCGTCGCCGTCGTGGTGACGTACGCCGCGAGCGGGTCACCGCCGAGGAGCCCCGCGAGGTCGTCGGGGTACGTCACGGGGAGCCACGGCGCGCGGCGGAAGGGTCGTTGCGTGCGCGGGTCGAGGGCGACGCCGTAGACGCCGCTCCAAGAGTAGGCGTCCTCGGTGACCACGACGCTTGCGCCGCCGTCCGCGGAGGCATCCTCCGTGACCACGATGGTCCCGAGCGCGCCGAGGGCGTAGGGCGTGAGGTCGCGCGCCGCGCCAGCCTGCGACGACTCGATGGGCCGAGCGCGAACGAAGGTCGTCACGGTCGCCATGTCACGTCTCCACGCGGAACGTCGTCAGCGTCACCACTGTCTTCGCGGCCGGGGTCACGTCGCTCGACGGAGTCGCGGTGGTGCACGAGAGCACGCCCTCGGCGCCGATGGCGGCAGCCGCGAGCGCAGTGCGGTAGACGCTCGCACGGGCGCCGTCATCCTCGGACGGCCACCTCGAGGCGGGCGACGTGTCGCCGGGGCCGAGTGTGTCGAAGTACGAGAGCACAGCGGTGCGGATCGCCTCGAAGTTCGCGACGCCCGGGTAGACCGTGCCCGTCGCGGTGGCGATGTCGTCGTCGGCCACCGCGAAGGTCGTGTTGGGGCTGCTGTAGACGCCCGTGCCGAGGGTGAATAGCTTGTACGACCCGCGCCGGTTCGCTTCGCCGAGCGCGACCAACGCGCGCTTGCCGCTCTGCGCGGTCTGATCGCCGCTCACCACGAGGGTCGTGGACGTGGCCGACACTACGGTCATCGTGCCCGACCACTGCACGTCATTCGCGGCGCTCACCACGACCGTGAGCAACACGGGTTGCGACACCGTCGCGATGGCCTGGACGCAGTAGTTCCCGACGGCGACGGGCACCGGGCGAAGCGCGTCGTTCGGGTTCTCGCTTACGTTGGTGCCGTCGGGGAGTCGCGTGCCCTCGATGAACTCTTGGACGCGCGTGAGCTCGGCGCCTGCGGTGCGCGCGCTCGCGTCGTCGGTGGGGACGATGCGCGTGTTGGTCACGTCGTCGCCCTGCGCGGGGCCGGTCGCCACGACGGTCAATGTGCCCGGCGTCGAGGGCGTGCCCGCGCCGGGGAAGGCCACGGGCGGTGCGAGCAACGGGTAGACGTAGGCGTCTGCGATCTCAGTGCCGGTGTACGTTAGCGTCCAGCCGCGCCAATCCGCGCGGTTGCCCGACCCGGGGCGCTCTCGTCGGCGCGTGATGATCCGCTGTGCGAGAGACGAATCGCTCTCCGCGTCGGTGCCAGCGCGCACGATGGTCGCCACGGTGCCCGTGCTGTTGAGCCCCGTCGGCGTCGACGTGAACGTGAGCATGTCGCCCACGTTGCGGTTCGACGCCGCGCCCGTCGACGATGCACGAACCGTGATGGTGCCCGTCGGCGGCGCTCCCGAGGTCGTGACGGATGCGGTCTCGACGAGGTACAGCGTGCCGTCGCCGAATGCCATGCGCGTCACAGAGGGGATGGTGTACGACGTGGCGACCGCGCTGCCCACGGTCACGGTCATGCGCGCGGCGAAGCCCGCGAGGCGCGTGACACCGTCGACGAACGCATGCCGGTCGAGCGCCTCCGTGCTCGCCTCGTCAGGGAGGATGTCGCGCGTGAGCTGCTCGGCCTGCGCTTCGGTGCCCTCGATCTGCACCGCGAGCGCAGACGCCCACAGGTACGCGTCGCTCCCCGGCGACACCAACAGCGTCTCGCCGCGCGAGGCGTAGAGCGACGCCCAATCGGCGAGGAGCGCACTGCGGATCGTTTCGCGTGATCGTCCTACGAATGCCACGGGTCACACCTCTCCGGTCACGCGCTGTCGCGTCTGCGCGCCGAGGCGCACGTCGACGAAAGACACATCGAACTCGATCCGTCCACGCGCAGGAAACACAAGCACACGCGCCGTCACGTCTGCGATGGCGCCCGACGCGACGTAGCGCGCGAGGCCCGCGAGGATCGCGGCTTGCGCCGTGGCCTGCGCGTCGGTGCGCAAGAGGTCCACCGAGGACCAATCAACGCCGAGCGTCGGGTCAACGATGCACGCCCCGCGCTGCGTTCGCATGACGATGAGCACCATCTCTGTCGCGGGCGACGCTGCGCGCTTCCATGAGTTGCGCGTGCGGTCCCACTGCACCTCGCCGGTGGCGCCGGAGCGTGATCGTGTGATCGCGTACGTCATGCCTTCACGTTGGTGGCGCCGCCGCCGCTGCCGATGGTGCCATTGAGGGTGATGGACCCGGACGCGAGCGTGCACGGTCCACCGCCCGATGGCGCAACGATGCCGCCGACCTCGGCGCTTGTGAGTTGCACGCTGACGCCGTCGCTCACACGCGCGACCTTGAGCGACCCGCCGTTGAGCACGATGTCACCGCCGCCCGCCGTGGTCAGGCGGATCGCCTGCGCGCTCTTCGCGGTGATCTCCACGTCGCCGTTGGCGCGCAGCCGGATCACTGCCGTCGAGTTGCTCGACCCGACGCCGTAGAGCCGCGTCTCGCCCGCCTCGACGTTCTGCGCGGCCGCGCCCTTGTCGATGATGACCAGCGCGACAAGTTCATCACCACGGCGCACGCACACAGCCTCCGCGGTCGATGTGACCGCAGGCGATGCCATGAGCCCCGCGGGCTGCGTCGACTCGACGCCGTCGAATCGCTCGCCGTCGTTGCTGTTGCTCTCGGACCCAACGCCCGCGACCTGCAGCGTGGTGGCGCGCGTCGATGACGACGCGGTCACGCCGGTCACGCGAACGAACTGGAGTGCGCCGTCCTCGTCCATCACGTCTCCGGGGTAACACGAATCGAGTGCAGCGGCACCATCGTCAGCGTCGTCGCCTGCCCCTGCGCGCGCGACCCGGTCATCTCCACGTCGGTGACGTAGAGCGCGGCGTCGAGCGGACGCCCCTGCGCATCGGCGAAGAGGTCATCATGCACGCGAGCGACGGTGTTGACGGCGTAGAGACGCATCGCACCGCCCGCTTCCTGCGCGTGCCCCTGGACGCGCGCGGTGTATCGGTAGAAGCCCTGCATGCCTTCGGCGATGGCGCGCTCGGCTTCCTTCTGCGCGGCGTCGATGGTGCGGGCGCGTTCGGACCGCATGTGTCGCGGCTGCGCTTGCGTGGTGGCGCTGACGAACCCGCGGGTCACGCGGTCGTCGAAGAGCGCGGCGTTGACGACCTGCGTGCGCGAGCGCGCCGATGTCGCCGCACCGCGCGGCGTGCCGGTGTAGACAGCCACGTCGGTCGGGACCTCGCGCACGCTGAGAGACTCGGTGCCGTCGAGGATGTTCCCGCTCCCCATGCCGAGCGCGTCGAGTCGTCGCGTGAGCGTGTAGGCAGGCTCCTGGTTGTAGTCGGGCACGTCGACCACAAGGCCCACGGTGCCGTCTGTGCGAGGGGCACACCACAGCATGTACCCGAGCCGCTTCACCATGCTTTCGGCGAGACTCCACACCTTCTCACCGGGGCGAGGGTGGGCGCGGTCAACGAAGTTCCTGCGGCGCGATGTCGCCGGGCTGCGGGCACCGGGCGCGCGGGCGCTCTGGACACTCCGCGCCGCCGCCGCAGCGGTCACGCGCACCGTCAGCCCGAGCGGGTCGAAAATCGCGGTAAGCGCATCCTCGAGCGGCGTGTCCTTGATGGACACCGTGGGGTCTGCGTCCCACGACTGCGCGGGGCCTGCGAGGTCACGGCCCGAAAGGATCATCGCGCACTCGCCGTGCCCCGACGCGCGGCGCTCGATGAGCTCGATGCGCCCGGTCAACTGCGGGTGCCCGTCGATGCTCACAGTCACGCGGTCGAAGAGCTTGACTGTGCGCGTGAGCACGTCCCACGCGGCGCGCCGATCACGCGAACGCCAGAGTGAGAACGTCCACGGCTGACCCGCGCGCAGCATCGAGAGCGACAGGGTGTATTGGTCCCACACGTCGCACTCGACGCCGCTGTCTCCGATGGTCAGCGATGCGTTGTGCTGGATCGCCACGTCACACGCCCGGCGCCGGGATGATCGTCAGCGCGCGCCCAGCGGGGATGGCGAGCGGGTTGGTGATCGCGTTCGCGCTGCGAATGAGCGTCGTCAGTGACGCGTCGCCGTAGACGGCGTGCGCGACCTCCCAATCGGCCATGACCCGCGGCGTGGTGTACACGCGCGAGGTCTGCGGCGTCGGGATGAGCTGGTCGCGCATCGCGTAGATCGCGGAGCGCAGCGCGGCCGACGCGACGTAAGCCGCGTGCGCGCTCGCCACCGTCAACGACGGGAGCGCGAGGTTCGCGTCCACGGGCTGCAGCATCAGCCGGATGCTCGATGCGATCTGCGTAAACGTGCGCGGCGCGGCGTCGAGATACGCGATCTGCGCGCTTACCACAGGGAACGTGGTCTGATAGCCAGCGACGCCCGCGTTCGCCTTGTCGGCCGCGCGCGCTGCCACCGTGGCGCCCTGCTGCGGGTTGACCGGCGACTCGGTCACGTCGGGACCAGAGAGCAGCGCGACGCTTGCGTCATGCTCGACGAATCGCACGGTCATGCGCACGCCGCCGCGGTCGTCAGGGCTCGCCGTCTCGGACACTTCGCCGATGGCCGCGGTCATCTGCCCGAGCGTCGGGTGCATCAGCGTCGCGATGGGACGGTCTGCGAACCGCTCGATGAGGTCACGCCGCAGCCCCGGGAACAGCGTGCCGTACTGCGCCACGAGGACGGGCGTGTTGATCAGCGGGATCGTCATGGTCCCACGCCACGCCTTGCGCCCGGTGGGCTCCACGTCCGCGCCGGGGCGGCGGTACGCGACGTGTTCTACAAGGTCGTTGCCGCCCTCGATGTCGAGGCGCTCGACGGGGAACCGGATGCCGTCATAGGTCGCTTCGGGGAGTGATCGGAGCGCGTCCATCAGCGGCCTCCTGCGGGCCGCGCAGAGGCGGCGTGCGCGGCTTCGTGCGCGGGCACCGTGGCTTGCACGACCATGCCCTGAATCGCCCGCGCGAGGGCACCAATCGTCTGCGCGCCCATCTCGACAACGGCGCCCGTGGGAGACAGCGCGGCGAGCCCCGCGTTGATGCGCCCGATGGTGTCGGTGCGGCCACCGCCGACGGTGTTGCCCGTGACCGCAGTGCGCGCGGCGCCACCCATCGCAGCGAGCCCGCCCGCGACAGCGCCACCCGCGAGGCCAACGCCACCGACGGCGCCGCCTGACGCTGCGACCTGCGCCGCCTGCGTGCCAGCCACGGCCGCGCCGATCTGCGTCCCGGCGATGGCAGCGCCGATGCGCGGGAAAAGCGCGCCGCCGAGGATGCCGCCAAGCAGCCCGCCGCCCGACTGCATCGCCGCGCTCGCGATGGGGTTGCGCGTGGCGAAGTTGTCGATGCTGTTGGCGAGGCGCACAGCCGCGCTGGTGTTGTCTGTCAGCGCCTTCGCGCGCGCCTCTTCGTTGCGCCGGATCGTCGCGAGGTCATCGCTCTCGACGGCTGCGCCGCGCGCCGCGATGTCCGCCGCGGTGTACCCGCCGCTCGACAGCGCGCGAACCGCCTCCGTGCGGGCGCGGCCCGTCTCCGGGTTGGTCGCGCCGAGCGTGGCGAAGAGCAGCCGCACGTTGCTCAAGAGGCCCTGCGCGTTGCCCTGACCGCCGCCCGCGAAGATGTTCGACGCGGCGTTGGAGTTGCCACCCATCGCCTGCGTGACGCGGTCCATGAGCGCAAGCGGAGAGTTCGCGATGTCGCCCCGAAGACGGCGCGCGCCGAGCCGCGACGGGTCGTTTTCGTAGAGCGCGTTCGGCCCCTCGACAAGCGCCATGACCGCCGCCCGTTGCGCCTGCGTTGCTGCATCGGTGCCCGTGAGCGACTGCGCGTAGTTGGTGAGGTTCGCGCGCATCTGATCCTGACGGCGCGGCGTCGAGAGGGCCGTCTGGAATGCGTTGTACGCGTTGCTCACCTGACCCGCGCGGCCACCCGCACCGGCCATGACCTCTTGCACCGCGACGCTCTCACGGAACGCCGCGACGGCGGCTTGCTGCCGCTGCTCGGGCGACACACCCGCAGTGCGCGATGACATCAAGCGCAGCGCGCCAGGGAGGCCCTGCTGGATGATCTGATCCACCTCGACGCTCCCGCGGTCCGCGGCGAACTGCACGTACCGCATGACCTCGTCGAGATTCGTGCCGCTGATGCCTGCGCCGCCGAGGCGACCGCGCGCGGCGAGGAGCTGCCCCGCGTTCGTGCCCGTCGCGTTCGCCTGCCGCACGGTGTCGAGGGCGTCGCTCAGTGCGCGCTCCGGCGTGCGTCCGTTGAGCTCAAGCGCGGAGCCGCGCTGCTGCCCGAGCGAAAGCGCGTTGACCACGTCCTCGTAGCTCATGCCCGTGCGCTCTGAGAACGCCGACACTTGCTGCCGCGCCTGCGTCGAGAACCCACGGATGCCTGCGCCGCCAAGGGCGTAGGTGAGCGTGCGGTTCGCCTCCGCGCGCGTGCGCCGCTCGTCGCGGATCTGCGCATAGGCCACGCGCCCCACGTTCAGCGCAGCGTCGCCGCCGACGTTGAGCCCGCGGCGCACGCCATACCCGATGTCGCGCCCTGCGCGGGTGCGAGCCTGCGCCACGCGCGCCGCCTCCCGCGCGGACCGACGCTCCGCGGCTTCGCGCGCCCGCGTTTCGCGGTCCGTGACCTGCGTGCGGCGCCGCTCCTCTGCGATGTGCACGAGGGTGCGGTTGCGCTCTGCGGCGATGTAGAGCCGCGTCGCGTTGCCCTGCGCCGCGATCTCTGTGCGGGCCGCGAGCGTCGACGCGCGGGCGCGCTCGTTGGCGGCGCTGCGCGCCGCGTCGGTCTGCATCCTCAGCGCCGTGCGAGAGGTCCGCACGGCTTCGAGCTCCATGCGTTGACGGTGCCGCGCTTCGTCTCGCGCGAGCCGGTCGCGTTGCTGCGACTGCGCGCGTGCATCCGCAGTCATCGCGGCCTGCGCGCTGCGCGCGGTCGAGCGGATGTCGCCCATCGCGCGCGAAACGCTGGACGTGTCGACATCGATGCGGAGTACAGCGCGCGCCATGCTACTCGATCAATCCGAGGTGTCGGAGGATGCCGTCGCCGTGTCGCTCGATGACGGCGTAGGCGACGAGGGTGCGTTCGTCAGCGCTCGCACCCGGTTGACCAGTTCGGTCGCGATGATACGTAGCGAAACGCTGTCGTAGGCGCTCAACCGCGAGGTAGGCGCCATCGCTTTTCCCATCGCGTCGACGAGGTCGCGCACCTCCTCTGCGGTCTTCGCGCTGCTGATCGGCGAGCGCTCCGCGGTCCAATCTAGGTACGCCTCGAAGAGCTGCGTCACCTCGTCGGCTTCGAGCATCTTGCGCAGGTCGTCAGCGTCCTTCGCGACGGGCGCGTTGGCGCCCCCGGGCTCGACAAGCGCGAGCGCGAGCGTGCGGACCTTCACCTCGAAGGCGAGGTGTGATTCGCCGTCCGCGCTCCCGACGATGTAGTCCGCGGAGAAACCGCACTCCGTGGACAGCCAGCGGAACGCCTCGGCGCGAAGGCGCAAGCTCTCGTCCGCCGACAGCGTGCGCAGCCCGAGCGGCACGCCGCGCAGACGACCGCCGCAGCCGTCGAACTCGATCACCTTGACGGCGGCGCCTCGCGCAGACGCGTGAAGCGCCTTGCGCAACGGACTCCATCCGGTCGCGGCGAGAACCTTCGCGTCGAGGTCGTCACTCATGCCTGATTCACCAGCACGCCATGGAAGGTGAAGCTCACGTCGTTGGCCTTGTCGACCGACGTGTCCACCTTGGCATCGCGGATGTCGCCGCGACAGTTGTAGGTGACGTTCGCGATTCTGAAGGCGAGGTTGACCTCAGCCTGCGCGGCCGCGATGGTGACCCACGCTTGCTCCATGCCAGCCTGCGGGATCGCAGAGGTCACGTCGATCTGCACCTTGCGCGGACCCGCGGAGAAGCCCGCGACGCCGAGCAGGAGGGTGCTGACATCCTTGTTGTCGGTCTGGAGGTTCATCGACACCTGTGATGCCTGAAGCACCGGGATGCCGTTGTAGAGAACGAAGCCGGGAGCGGAGTAGATGGCCACGGTGGTCTCCTGTCAGAGCTGGCGGATGTTGCCCGCGATGATGTGCAGACCCGGGATGACCTCGGCCGGGATCTCGCAGTTGAGCCGACCCGACACGCTCGCGTCCTCCACGACCTGCAGAAGCGAGAGGTTCGCCTCCACGTCGCGGAGGATGCCGTCGGATTCCATCTCCGCGAGACGCTGCGCGATGTGCGACCGCACGATCGACGGGGTCACGACGAGGGCGATGCGCGGCGGCGTGCCGTTCGCGCTGTCGGCGGCGAGCTTGCACCCCGCGAAGGTCGTGGCGAGGTCCGCGCGCAGGAAGTCGGCGACGTAGTCGGGCACCGTCACGCTGGACGTGTCGAGAACGGCGTAGTTCGGCGTTCCGTTGCGAAGGGAGCGCGATGTGATGGAGCGCACGACGGTCGCGTAACCCGGGCGCCCCGAGCTCGGCGCGAGCACGGTGAGCCCGTTGTTGAGCGCGCCTTCGATCTCCGTCGAGGTCGGCTGATCCGCGATCACGCGCTGCGCGAGCACGGTGGCGAGCTGCAGCCCGTCGAGGTTCGCGGCGGGGTTGTCGCTCTCGCCAGGGAGCGCGGGCGAGTACACTGCGGCGTCGCCCGCGAGGCGCGCGGCGGCGACCTGCGTGGCGCACTCCCACGCCGGGATCACCGACGCGTGGTGCCACACGACCTGCAGGCGCGATGCGTTCTGCCCCGTCGCGAGGGTCACTGCGTTCGCGTAGGTGTCGACGCTGCCGCACACGCCCTGCTCGAGCTTCTGCACCGTGGGGCCGGCGTGCGTGTTGACGTGCGTGACGATGCGCCCGATGTTGGTCGCGTCGATGCACGAGCCGACGATGCGGTCGAAGCGCACCGGGTCGATGGCCGTGAGCGCGTTCGCGAAGGTGTCCTGCGTGGCGCCCGCGGCGAGGGTGATCTCACCGCCGAGCGTGGCGGTGTTGCTCCATGCGCCCGTGGTGCCGCCGCCGCTCGCCGTGCTCGCCGTGGTGATGCGCACCTCAGTGCCCGTCGAGGTCACGAAGTAGGCATCGACCACGATGGTGTTGCCGCGCGGGCCGGTGTTCTTCGCGGTGATGGTCGCGACGCCGCTGGCGTTCTGCGCGGTGAAGGGCAGATCCTGCGCGTCGTTGATCGCGTCGGCCACCGCGGTAGCGATGGTCGTCACGGTGTCGCCGCTCGCCACGGGCACGTCGATGACGTTGCCGAGGAGCTTGAGCCGCACCGTGAACGCGCCCGTCGCATTCGTCGCGAAGGTCAGCGTCGCGCTCGCCGCAGTGCCGCCCGCGTCGGCCACAGGGCAGGCGTAGAGCGTGCCCGCGGGCGACTGCGCGAAGAACGCCGCCGCCATGCGCGACAGCTCCGAGCCGCGCCCGAAGAGCGTGGCCGCGTCGTCGGGCGACGGCACGAACACGGGCTGCTCAAGCGCAGTGTTCGGAGAGCCGGGGACGATCCACGTTCCCGCCGCCACGCTCAAGGCGGGCGATGAGTTCGTGATCGCGTTCGGCATCATGTTCCCGAGGATGATCGTGCGCTGCGGCGCGTTGCCCGCGCTCGTGCCCGATCCGCCGAGGACGACGTTGAAGTTGACGCCCGGCGTCTTGCGAGACGCGGGCACACCGGCCACCGTGATGGTCATTCGCTCACCTCAGAAACGGCCTTCACGGCCTCGATGTCTCCGCGCGCGACGGCGCGGAGGTAGTAGCTCTCGGCAGGCACGTCGACGCCCGCCTCGATGATCGCGCCCGCCTTGTCGCGACCGACGTAGCGACCGCGCATCCCGAGGACCGGGAGCATCGCGTCGCCCTTCGCGCGCACTCGAATCGTGTTCATGGTCAGTCCTACTCCGTGTCCGCGATGAACTGCACCACGGGGTTGTCGGGGTTGTCGCCGTTGATCGTGCCCGTGAGGTTCACGTCTCCGTGGATCGCAGTGAGCGTCTTGCTGCCGTCCGTCGGTGTGACCTGCGGGAGCGCGCGCATCGCCTCGAAGTCGAGCGCGTAGACGTACACCGTGCCGCGGCGGATGAGCGCCTCGCGCACGCCCACCGAACGCAGCCGACGGTCAAACCACGCATCGTCCAGCGGGAGCCCCGACAGCACGCCGAGCACTGCGTCGACGATGCGCAGACCGCCCGGCGCAGTGCTGATGCCGACGGTCCCGTCTTCGATGGCGCGCACATCCTCGACGGCCGCGTAGACCGTCCAGCGCACAAGGCTCCGATCCTCCGCGTCGCCACCGATGGTGTTGACCGTGCGCGTCGCCTGCTCGCCGCCGTACGCAAGGAGCGCGGCGGGGTACTGCGCGCACACCTCTGCGATGGTGTTTTCATCGAGCGTCCCCGCGAAGCGGCCCACAAGCGCAAGCGGGCGCTGCGTCGTCGGCCCCGTGGTCTGATCCGTCAGCAGCGCTGACAGCGCCGTGAACATATCCTCTTCGAGGTCAGCGAGCGGGAGGGTCACAGCACACGCTCCAGCCCGCGCGTCAGCGCTTCATCGACGATGCGCGCGAAGTCTGATTCTCGCACGAGCCACGCGGGCGCGAGGTACGGATACGCGCGGTTGCGCGACGTGCCCTCTTCGACGAACGACCCATAGCGGGTGTCGCCGAGCACGTCGACGCGCACCAGCCCGCGAGAGGCTCGGCCCACAACGCGACCTGCTTGCGTGCGCCGCTGCAGGTTGCCCGTGCGGTTGGTGTACGGGTGCACCGCCGCGGCCTGCTCTGCCACGACGCGCGCGCCGTCAAGCGCGCCCTCCGCAACCGCGTCGTCGACGCTCGCGAGGATGGCGCCGATGAGCGGCTCAACATCGAGGTAGACGCGGTCGGCCACGATCAGAAGTCCGTTCCGTCGCGGAGGTCCGCGGCGCGCGCGAAACTGTTGGTGTACACGCCGCCGTCGGTCTGCACGTTGGTCACGCTCGCGCGCGGCTTCGCCGGGACGCCACTCGCGCCGGGCGGGCGCACGTCCTGATCGCGATTCATCGCCTTGAAGAACGCCCGCGCCTCACGCCCGAGGATCGCGTAGTTGCCATCTTCGGTGTAGCTCGCATGGCGGCTCGCGGCGATGGCGCACACGAGGTCAACGCCCTTGCCGACGACGCCAGGATCGAGGGTGTCCGTCGTCGTGTAGAGCCCGTCGGGGAACGCGGCGCGCGTGATCGTGCGGATCATGCTGTTCGCCTCCGCGATGCACAGGTCGCGAAAGGTCGTGTCCGCGGTCGCGCCGCCGTTCTTCGCGAAGAGCCGCGCGTAGGCTTGCGTCGAGAGGCGTGCGGTCACGTCCGCGGTCGTCACGATGGCGGTCTGTTCGGCCACGTCAGCGCTCCTCGATCTCGCGCCCGATGCGCAGCCCCGACGCAAGCATCGCCTGCGCCGCGCGCTCCGGGATCACCTCACCGACTCGAAAGAAACCGGCCGCGCCCGCGTTGATCTGCACACGGGCCGCGAACGCCCGCACGGGCTCCTGCGGAGCCTCTGCGTCGGGGGAAAGGGAATCGCCCTCCCGCGCTGCCACGTCGCCTGCAAGGGGCGGCTCCGTGGCAGCGGCGGGCATCTGCTCTGCGACCGGCGCGGGCGATGCCTCACGAGACGCTGCCAGGGGCGCAACGGCCTCCGGCGCGCGAGACGCGAACGGCTGTCGACGGTCGCGACGGCTCACGAGACGACGGTCGTGTAGAGGTAGCCGACGTTGGACCCGCCGACGATCTCGTCATCGTCGGAGTGCGCGACCTTGATGTACGTGCCGCCCGCGCGGCCCGGCATCCCGTCGTAGAACGTGCTGGTCTCCATCGCGCCGAAGCGGAAGGAGTACCCGAACGTCGCGGTGCGGCGCGGCGAGGGGCGGTCCTCGACGCGGATGAGCGCGCAGCTCTTGCCCCACACGCGCGAGTAGGACGCGGACGCGCCCTCCGCGGCGGTGTTGTAGATCGCCGTGCCCACCACGACGCGGTCGAGGCGGAAGGCGTCCGCGATCATCTGCTCGTCGGGCCGCATCGGCACCGGACCCGAGCGGGTTCCGGCGCGCGAGAGGACGTACTGCAGCAGCTTCGGGTTGGAGCGCAGGGCGTCGTACGCCTCCTCGCCGATGACCATCGTGTTCGGGCGCACCAGCGGCGCGCGCAGGGCCGAGTCGATGTTCGCGACGGGGTCCGACGTGGACTGATCCCACTGTGCGGTGCCCGAGAGCGCCTGATGGTTGGCGCCGTAGTTGGCGCTGTTGAACGCGACCGTCGCCACCCGCAACTCGCGCGCGAGCAGCAGGTAGTTGGTGAGGATCTCGGTCACGTCCATGCGCGGCGAGAGCGGCGCGTCGGCGTTGATCTCCTCGTCGGTCGAGATGAAGTCCGTGAGCCCGCGGTCGATGCAGGAGTAGGTTCCCGGCGTGTCGAGCGCGATGGCCGGACGGCCCGGCTTGGACTCGGCGCCGACCATGTCGACGGCCGCGACGTTGAACATCGTCTCGGGCTTGAACTTGAAGAACTTGTCGCTCTTCTTCGCCACCGTGACGACGGGCATGACGAGGTCCGCGATGAAGTCGCGGTTGCGGTACATGACCGCGAGGTTCGTGAGCGCGCGGTCGATGTGGACGTTGCCCACGCCGAGCCCGAGCTCGATGCGACGACGCGCCTCACCCGAGAGGCGCTGCGCCCGCGCAGCCTGCGCGAGCTTGAGGATCTGATCGGAGTTCATGTCACGCACCCTGCATGATGAAGATGTTGAGGGCGACGCTCACGCGCTCGCCCGAAGATGCGTCCTCGGTCGCGGTGCCGAGGCACATGAGGTTGACGCCCGCCGAGGGCGCCGCGGGCTTGAGCCCACCGGCGCTGTCGCCGACGGTCACGGTCTGCCCCTGCGTGATGCTCGCCATCGCGATGCCCGGGTAGACCCCGGTGCGCACGATGTCGACCGTCGCGCCGCTCGCCACGGAGCCGCCGCCGTCGACCTTGGCGAGGCCGAGCACGCCCGCGGTGGGGTTGTTGCTCGCGACGACCGCGGAGTTGTCGGCAGTGCCGACGACCACGGCCACGCCGTCGGCGATGGTCGCCTCGGCGGTCGCCTGCATGATGAAGCCCGGGTTGCGGAACGACGTAGCCATCACTGCACCTCGACGAGCGTGCGCGACGCCATCATGAGCGCGTCACGGTAAGAGAGGCTGGCGTTGCTCGCCATGAGCTTGCGGGCCTCGCGGTCGGCGCGGTCGGAGTGCGACTCCTCGCCGTCGGCCGCGGGGGCGGTGTCGGTGCCCGAGGTGATGCGCCCACCGAGGAGCGCAGCGCTGCTGACCGCGGGCTTCGGGTACGCCTTCGAGAACGCGGCGTAGTCGGCGCGCGCGAAGCCCTCGAGGGCGACGCGGGCCTTCGACATCGAGGGGTCGGCGCAGAGCGCGGCGACGTGCTCGTCGACCTCGC